ACTCTGACCATTACAAACTCTGCACCAGATCAAACTGTTTCGTTAACTGCAAGCACAGGCATTTCTACTAGCGGTACTTACCCTAACTTCACGATTACCAATTCTGCTCCAGATCAAACAGTTGCCTTAACTGGTGCTGGTACAACAAGCATTACTGGTACTTACCCTAACTTCACCATCACTTCCAATGATGCTTATTCTGGCACTGTGACTTCAATCACTGCTGGAACAGGGTTAACTGGTGGAACGATTACAACAAGTGGCACTGTTGCATTGGCAACAAGTGGAGTAACAGCGGCAAGCTACACAGCGGCAAACATCACTGTTGATGCTTATGGTCGGATTACTTCTGCATCGAATGGAACCGCTGGCGCAAGTATCAGCAACGATACAAGCACATCAACCAATCTTTACCCACTGTTTGCAAATGCGACAAGTGGTACACCAACTACAATTTACACTGGCAATGCCAAGTTGCTTTACAAGCCTAGCACTGGTGAGTTGCAATCAACTGTTTTGGTGGCAAGCAATGGTATTGTTGTGAATTCTCAGACTGTATCTGCTGACTACACTATTGCGGCAGGAAACAATGGATTAAGTGCAGGGACTGTTTCTGTTAACTCAGGCATCACTGTAACGATTGCAAGCGGTTCAAATTGGACTGTGGTGTAAAGGAAAACAATGTCACAAGTAGCAATCTCAGGAAATGCAAGTGGTACAGGAACGCTGACCATTGCCGCACCTAATACAAACAGCAATTACACGTTAAATCTGCCAGCGGCAACTGGAACTGTAATGGTTTCTGGAAATATGCCAGCGTTTAGTGCTTATCAAAGCACATTGCAATCCACCACTTCAGGAGTTGCATCAAAAATTCAATTTCAAACTGAAGAATTTGATACCGCATCTTGCTTTGACAGCACAACAAACTATCGTTTTACGCCAAATGTTGCAGGGTATTATCAAATTAGTGGGGCAGTTGTATATGCGGGTTCAACAGCCGCTATTGTTCCTTATGTTTATAAAAACGGCTCTTCTTATAAAAGAGGAACTAATCCTCCAACTTCAGGTGGGTCAGCAATGTCGGCATTGGTGTATTTAAATGGCTCTACAGATTACGTTGAATTTTATGCAGTTTCTTTTGCAACTCAAAACACCAGTGTTGGAATTGATAATACATATTTTCAAGGCATATTGGTGAGGGCGGCATGATGACACTTTACGACAAAATCAAAGCACTCTATCCTGAACTTCAAGACGCAGACTTCTTGGACACTATCCGCTTGCAAAACGACAGCGATGACAAAGGTGATTACATTGCAAAGTGGGAACACCCAACATTGCCTAAACCAACAGATGAGCAATTAGCATGACCATAGCAATATCAGGAACAAATGGCATCACCCTTGATGGGCAGTTTAATTCTGCGTCATCAATGGGCTTCAAAAACCGCCTCATAAATTCCGCAATGGTGATTGACCAAAGGAATGCGGGGGCGGCGGTGACTACGGGTGGTGCAAACCCTGTTGATAGATTTGCAGTAAACATTACCTCTGCTGGAACTTATTCTGGGCAACAATCAACCGCTGTTGTACCCGATGGTTTTACAACCAGTATTGGATTTACAGTTACTTCCTCAGATGGGACTTTAGATGCCACAGATAATGCTTATATTAGTCAATGGATTGAAGGAAACAATATTGCGGATTTAGGTTTTGGCTCTGCTTCTGCAAAAACTATAACCATTTCTTTTTGGGTAAGAAGCTCTGTTACTGGGACTTACTGTGTTGTTTTATTAAATAGCTCATCAAATGGAACTGCCGCACCAAACAGAAGTTATGTAGCAGAGTATTCAATTTCTTCAGCAAACACTTGGGAATATAAAACAATATCAATTCTAGGTGATACATCTGGTACATGGCACACAGGAACAGGACGAGGATTTCATGTTAGGTTTGGATTGTCTGCGGGGACAAGTTTGCAACAAGTCGCAGGCTCTTGGGGAACAGGAAATGTTGTTGGAAGTAGTAATCAAACAAACATTATGGCAACAAACGGAGCTACTTTCTACATCACAGGCGTACAGCTAGAAAAAGGCTCAACAGCTACTAGCTTTGATTACAGACCTTATGGGACTGAGTTGGCTTTGTGTCAGCGGTACTATCAATCTATAAATTTTAGCGAAGCCCAAGGCGTATACACAAAGTTTGGAAATGGCGTTGCAATCTCTACAACCCAAGCAAGAACAAATACTTTTTTGTTGGTGAAAATGAGAACGTATCCTAGTCTTGTAGTGACTTCAACTGCATCTAATTATGGTGTTAGCGTTACATCTGATATTGCTTGTAGTGCTGTCCCAACTATAAACTCAAACACTAATCCATCAATTGTAACTATCGAATCTACTGTTGCAAGTGGATTAACTGCGGGGAATGCGGTTATGGCGCAAGCAAATAATAATCAAACAGCCTATGTCGGCTTTAATGCGGAACTATAAAATGTACAAAATTAAACTAGATGAGCATGGACAAAAAACATTTATTAAAGAAAATGGAACATTTACTATTTCTTTTGGTGAATGGGCTGATAACACTGACTACCAAGCCTACCTTGCATGGCTTGCAGAGGGCAACCAACCATTGCCAGCAGATGAGGTGACAGAATGACTCTAATTCTTTCAGGCACTAATGGCGTATCCGACATTGCCGGTTCTGCCGCAACCCCTGCTATCAGGGGAACGGATGCAAACACAGGTATCTTCTTCCCTGCGGCTGACACTATTGCTTTTTCTGAAGGCGGTGTGGAGGCTATGCGCCTTGACTCTAGTGCCAATCTGCAATTTAACTCAGGCTACGGCTCTGTTGCTACTGCTTATGGTTGTCGTGCTTGGGTGAACTTCAACGGCACAGGCACTGTGGCAATTCGTGCAAGTGGAAATGTGACGAGCATTACTGATCAAGGTGTTGGTGACTACACAATTAACTTAACCACCGCTTTACCAGATATTAATTATTCAGTTGCTGGTTTTGTAAATGAATCTGGCAGGATTGTTACTGGTAGGGGGGTTGCATTTACAACATCTGCAATTCGCATAGGTAGTTATGTTGCTTCAAATCAAACACTTGAAGACCAATCAGTAATTTGTGCCGCAATTTTTAGGTAAGAATAACCATGAACCAAAGAATCATTTACCCAACAGACAATGGCGGTGTGGCAATCATTGTTCCAGCACCTGAGTGGCTTGCACAAGAAGGAAACACAATGGAAATGCTTGCCCAAATGAGAGTGCCTGAAGGCAAACCTTACAAGATTGTGGATGTGGCTGACATTCCATCAGACCGCACATTCCGTAACGCATGGGAGTACACATGAGCATCACCATCAACATCGACAAAGCAAAGAACATAGCCCATGATGCTAGACGCACAGCACGAACGCTTGAGTTTGCGCCACTCGACATCAAAGCAACCATTCCATCTGAAGCAACAGCGGCAGAAGCGGCAAGACAAGCTGTGCGTGACAAGTACGCCATCATGCAAACTGCAATTGATGCGGCAACAACTGCCGACGCAATCAAAGCGGCTATGCCATGACCCCAGAACTACAAAAGTATTACGAATCCCGATTTGAGATGATGGGGATGGAGGGTTGGAAGGATTTAATTATTGATATTGACAATATGATAGAGTCACTCAATAATCTAAGCGTTATTCCTGATGAAAAGACCTTGATGTTCAAAAAAGGTGAACTTTCCATCTTGACTTGGCTGAAAACCTTGAGAGAGGTCAGCGAACGAGCCTACGAGGAATTGAATGAAAAGAATGTATGAATTTGTCTGCGAGAGTGGACACAGAATTGAGAGATACTGCGATTATGAGGCGCAAGTAACTCAATGTGAGTGCGGTGGTTCAGCCAATCGCACAATCAGCGCACCTAGCGTCAATTTAGAAGGTTGGTCGGGTCATTTTCCATCTTCATGGATGAAATTTGACAAGAAACATCGGGATAAATTGGTGCAAGAGCGCAAAACCACAACATAAGCATTTATGCCGTTGTGTCATCCTAGAACCCAAAAGTGGCAGGAAAAAGGAAAAATATGTTGATTGACAATCCAGACGAGATGCAGAGTGAGTTAGACATTGTTGAGCAAAAGAAACTTGAATCAACAATTGAGCATAGTTCAGATGACATTCCTGATAAGTATCGGGGCAAACAGTTATCTGACATTATCAGAATGCACCAAGAGGCTGAAAAGCTGATTGGCAAGCAAGCTCAAGAAGTTGGTGAGGTTAGAAAACTCGCTGATGAACTCATTAAGCAAAACCTTGCTGATAAGTCTCAACCTATTAAAGAGGAAGAACCTGAAGTAGATTTTTTCGAGAATCCACAGGCGGCTGTTCGTAAGACTGTTGACAATCATCCTGATGTTGTAGCGGCTCGCCAAGCGGGTCAAGACTTCAAAAAGATGCAAATTCAGCAAAAGCTGGCGCAAGAACATCCTGATTTCGGTCAGATTGTTCAAGACTCAGACTTTGTGAATTGGGTGAAATCTTCACCTGTTCGCATTGGCTTGTACGCTAAAGCTGATGGTGAGTTTGACTATGACAGTGCTAACGAATTGTTGAGCACCTACAAGGAATTGAAGGGCGTTAAGGCAAAACAGACTAGCGATGCAGGGGAAACCCAACGCAAGTCAAACCTTAAAGCGGCAACAGTTGATGTTGGTGGTACTGGAGAGTCTGGAAAACGAGTCTATCGCAGGGCAGACCTTATTCGGCTGAAGATGCAAGACCCGAACCGCTACGATGCTTTGAGTGATGAAATCATGCAAGCATACGCAGAGGGCAGGGTCAAATAACTTAACTTTTGATCTTATTGGAGTACACAAATGGCAACATCATTTTCCCCCACAAACTCAGTCACAGTAACAACTGCTGACAAATTCATTCCTGACATTTGGTCAGATGAAATCGTAGCGTCTTACAAGAAAAACTTGGTTCTTGCTAACCTCGTTATGAAGATGAACTTCAAGGGCAAGAAAGGTGACACTGTTCACATTCCTGCACCTACTCGTGGTTCTGCCGCCGCTAAAGTAGCTGAAACAGCAGTCACTTTGATTGCCGCAACTGAGTCTGAAGTCACTGTGTCTATCAACAAGCACTATGAATATAGCCGCTTGATTGAGGACATCGTTGAAGCGCAAGCTCTGAACTCCATGCGTCAGTTCTACACTTCTGATGCTGGTTACGCCTTGGCTCGTCAAGTTGATACTGACTTGATTCAGTTGGGTCGTTCAGCCAATGGTGGCACTGCTGGTTCTGCTCGTTATGACGCTGGTTTCATTGGCGGTGACGGCACAACTACCTTTGACTACACCGCAAACACCAACACTGGTAATGCGTCTGCTCTGACTGATTCGGCTATTCGCCGCACCATTCAGCGTTTGGATGACAACGATACTCCTATGGACAATCGTTTCTTCATCATCCCTCCATCAAGCCGCAACACTTTGATGGGTCTGGCTCGTTACACCGAACAAGCATTTGTCGGTAATGGCGATGCTATCCGCAATGGTGAAATCGGTAACCTGTATGGTATCCCTGTGTTCACCTCTAGCAATGCTGACTCTGCATCTGCAACAGCCGCTTTCCCTGCG